TATTGGTCGCGTGCTCAGGAAAGGAAATAACAAGACAAAGGCAACTCTCTATGACATTGCTGACGACATTTCCTACAAGACCAGGAGAAACTACACACTTAATCATTTAATCGAAAGAATTAAAGTTTATAACGAAGAAAATTTTAACTACGATATTGTAAACATACCGCTAAAAAACTAATGGGAGAAGAGTTTTACTCTATTATAAAACTTACATCAGGTGAAGAAATATTTTCATTAGTTTCTGTAGATGAAAATGATGATGATCCAATTATCATTTTACAAAACCCTGTCACTATTAAATCATTCAATCATCATGGAAATACAATTATAAAAATTAAACCATGGATAGAACTCTCTACCGATGATATTTTTGTAATTAGATACGATAAAATTATTACTATGACAGAAAGTAAAGATAAAAAACTTATCGAAATTTACAACAAGTACATAGAAGGTGAAGGAGATGAAACTATTGAAGATTCGAATCAAGTAGATATTTCTACTACAATTGGTTATGTTTCATCGGTAGAAGAAGCAAGAAAATCTCTAGAGAATCTCTATAATAATATAGAAGATACTAAAGAAAGCTAAAGCCATCTCTTCAACCCTAACAAAGGTATTCTACTCATATTATTGAGTATTGTCAAGTCCTAAAAGTGTGGTATAATACTTATAACTTTATTTTATGAAACAAATGCCATGCCAAAGAAAAAAACAGAACACTACGTTAATAATAAGGAGTTACTTGAAGCACTGATCGTTTACAGATCAAAGGTAGAAGCAGACTTTACCAAGCGTAATGGTCGTCCACCTCTCAAAGAAGATCGTTCTAAACATTGGGAAGGTAAACCACCCATTACAAACTATCTCGGTGATTGTTTCCTGAAAATTGCTACTCACTTATCATACAAACCAAACTTTGTCAACTACATGTTCCGTGAGGACATGATTTCTGATGGCATTGAAAACTGCGTTCAGTATATTCATAATTTTGATCCAGAAAAGTCTAAGAATCCTTTCGCATATTTTACTCAAATCATTCACTACGCCTTTTTGCGTCGAATTCAAAAAGAGAAGAAGCAATTGGATATTAAAACTAAGATTATCGAACGTACTGGTTTTGATGAGGTAATGATGGTTGATGACAGCTTGCTTTCTGGACATAGTTCGGAGTATAATTCCATCAAAGATGCCATCCAATACCGGAATAAATGAAGGTTGCCATTATTACAGACACCCATTACGGTGCCAAAAAAGGGTCAAAGTATCTTCATGATTATTTTGAACTCTTTTACAAAAACATCTTCTTCCCTGCCCTTGAAGAAAACAATGTAGAGGCAGTCATTCATATGGGCGATGCTTTTGATAGTCGTAAGTCAATTGATTATCAAAGTCTTGAATGGTCTAAAAGAGTTGTATTCAACCCTTTAAAAAAGTATGATGTACATATGATTGTTGGTAATCATGACACATATTACAAGAATACAAATGAAGTAAATTCTCCAGAACTTCTTCTTCAAACTTATACCAATATTAAAACTTATAGTAAACCAACCGAAGTAAATGTTGGTGGATTAGATATTTTATTTTTACCCTGGATTAATCAAGAAAATGAAGAACTATCTCTCAAAACTATCAAAAAGACTTCTTGCAAGGTTGCGATGGGGCACCTTGAGCTCCAAGGATTTAGAGTTAATAGACAACTCATCATGGAGCATGGTCTACAAAGCGAATTATTTGAGGAGTTCAGTCATGTCTTCTCGGGACACTATCACACTAGATCGTCTGATGGAAAAGTCTTCTACCTAGGCAATCCCTATGAGATGTATTGGACGGATGTGAATGATACTCGCGGATTTCATATCTTTGATACTGAAACTCTAGAGTTGACTCCAATTAACAATCCTTATAAATTATTCTATAACATTTATTATGATGATACTCCCTATCAAATGTTTGATGCTACGGAGTATGAAAATAAAATTGTTAAAGTGATTGTTCGTAAAAAATCAGATCCAAAATCTTTTGAAAGATTTATTGACAAACTCTATTCTGTCGGAGTTCATGATTTAAAAATTGTTGAAAATTTTGAAATTCGGGAGAATGAAGATTTTGAAATTGAAGAAGATGAAAATACACTCTCAATTCTAAATCGTTACATTGAAGAAGCGGAAGTTGATTTTGACAAAAATGTGATTAAGTCCATATTTCAAGATCTTTACAAACAAGCTTGCGAGGTAGAATAATGTACCTTCTTACTCTTAAAGATAGAAAAGATGATGGAGCATATGCCGTTCAGGACAAATATGGTGAAAAAGTTCTTTTTCTTTTTGAGGAAGAAGATGATGCTGCAAGATATGCAATGATGTTGGAAGAAGATCCAGAATATGAAAAAGAGATGGAGATCGTAGAAGTTGATGATGCACTTGCAATAAAAACCTGTAAAGCGTATAATTACAAATATACTGTGATTACTCCTAACGATATTGTTATTCCGCCTACACCCATTACATGATTATTTTTAAAAAGATCCGCTGGAAAAATTTTCTCTCAACTGGCAATCAATTTACTGAAGTTGACTTTCAAGAACATCATACAAATCTTATCATCGGCACGAATGGTGCAGGTAAATCTACGATTCTAGATGCCCTGACTTTTGTCCTTTTCAATAAACCATTTCGTAAGATCAATAAACCACAATTAGTCAACACAACCAATGAACGAGAGTGTGTGGTTGAGTTGGAATTTAATGTAAATAATCGTGAGTATTTGATTCGCCGTGGAATCAAACCAAATGTGTTTGACATTGAGGTCAATGGCAATCCTTTGCATAAACAGGCAGATGATCGTGCAAACCAAAGGGTCCTGGAAGAAAGTATTCTCAAACTGAACTATAAGTCTTTTACTCAGATTGTGATTTTGGGTAGTAGTACTTTTGTGCCATTTATGCAATTGACAACTGCTAATCGCCGCGAGGTAATTGAAGATCTTCTTGATATTCGTATTTTCTCCGCAATGAGTAATCTTATCAAAGACAAGCTTCGTGAAAAGAAGGAGCAGACAAAATCTTTGGATCTTAAGCGGAGTAATATAAAAGATAAGATGAAGATGCAGCAAGACTTTATTGAAGAACTTGAGAATCGTGGAAATGCCAATATAAATGCCAATAAAGAAAAGATTACCAAGTTAGATAAAGAAGTTGGCATTTATATTGATGAAAATGCAGTAACTGAGGAGAAGATTCACTCACTTACAAAAGAACAAGAGGAAGTAATTGGAAGTGGTGATAAGTTAGTTAAACTTAATAATTTAAAAGGTAAAATTTCTCAAAAAGTATCTGCTATTACGAAAGAGCATAAGTTTTTTACAGAAAATACGGTTTGTCCCACTTGCACTCAAAGTATTGAAGAAGAGTTTCGGTTAAATAGAATTACGGACGCTCAAAATAAGGCAAAGGAACTTAAGGATGGTTATGAAGAACTTGAACAAACAATAAAGTTCGAACAAGAGAGAGAGCGTCAATTCATCGCACTTTCCAAGGAGATTACAAATTTAACGCATGGCATTTCTCAAAACAATACTCGGATTTCCCTCAATCAGAGACAAATCAGAGATCTTGAAAATGAAATTCAAACAATTGCCGAGAACCTTGCAAACCGAAATACTGAACATGAGAAATTAGAAGAATTTAGAGAAAATCTCCAAAAAACAATAGAAGACCTTTCACTTAAAAAACAAGAAATCGTTCATTACGATTTTGTCTATTCCTTACTTAAGGATGATGGCGTTAAAACGAAGATAATTAAAAAGTATCTTCCGTTCATAAATCAGCAGGTTAATCGTTATTTGCAGATGATGGACTTCTTTATCAACTTTAAACTTGATGGAGAATTTAATGAGACTGTAGAATCACCCATTCACGAAGACTTTTCCTACAGTTCTTTTAGTGAAGGTGAAAAGATGAGAATCGATCTGGCATTACTTTTTACATGGAGGGAAGTCGCCAGAGTTAAAAATTCTGTAAACACCAATCTGCTGATTATGGATGAGGTATTTGATTCCTCTCTTGATGGTTTCGGAACCGATGAGTTCCTTAAGATCATTCGTTACGTCATTAAGGATGCTAATATCTTTGTGATCTCTCATAAGACAGACCTACATGACAAATTTGAAAGTGTCCTACGTTTTGAGAAAGTCAAAGGTTTTTCCCGTATGATGTCCAAAGAATCATCAGAAAAATGAACACCCCAAACTGGCAACACCATTCCAAGAAGGAACAGAAGCGGAAACTGAAACCGCAAGCACTTCGACAAGCAAAGGCAAGACGCCAAGCACTCAAGAACCGCCTCTCACGGGGCGGTTCTTCGTTTTTATAAAT